AACCTGCAAACTGACCTTGGAATCCAGATGGCGTAACGACTGCTCCTGGAGTCATTTGTGGTGCTGACCCAGGTATCGCGCCAGCTCCACCACCTCCACCAAAAAAGCTCAGCCCGATATTCAAGATCTGCATCTGGATCTGAGCAGCAATCATTCGTGCTGCCATGTCCAAAAAGTGATCAGCTGTGCGCTGGAACAGATTCGCCAGCGCTTCGCGGGCAGTCATGCTACCGCTAATGATCCCCTTAAAGGATTCAGCAAACGCATTACCCATCGTGTTGGCAAGGCTGATAACTTGCTGAACAGGATCCATCAAATTGTTTATCTCACCCTGAATCAGATCAATCGCATCTTGCAGGCGATCCTTATCGGTCTTTTGAGCCTCCCGAGCTTCGTCTGCTGCTTCACGTCCTTTACGCTCAATTTCATTTCTGCGTTCCAAGGCTTTATTGAGCCTTTCTTGTAGTTCTGCTTGCAGTTCAGTTCCGGCGGCGGCGTCAACCAGCAGCTGCAGGGTTTCAATACGTAAATCAATTTCAACTAGCTGTTTCTGTGTCAATCGTTCCAGCTCTTTCACCTGCTTGTTGATTTCGACAGTTTGTTGGGCTACTGCTGGAACTATGCCTTGACGAATCAGTTCACCGTATTCACGTTCATAAGCAGCTTTGTCCCGAATGTCATCAATCTGGTCTTGAAGTGGGCGTGCTAAATCTTTAGTTGCTTCAAGCGTTTTCTCGGCAAGCTCCCGCGCTTCGCGCTCAAATCGCAAGTTTGCGACCTTTATTCTTCCTGCTTCAATCTCTTGACTCAGGATAATATCGTTGGCATCTTTCAGTTTTTTGCGTTCGGCAACGCCATCAGCTTGAGCTTTGACAATCGCCATATTCTCCCGATAAATCATCCGGGCAACTTCGGTCTGGCGACCTTCAAGTTCAAGTATCTCTTGCTCGGCTTCTATTTGGCCTTGGACAGCCTGTAAACGCTGCTGAAGAGCGATTGTTGGATCAGCCTTTACACCCGGAGTTCGAGTAGGTGGCGTATAGATCTGTCCCAATAAATCTTGAAACTCTTGAAATCCTTTGATTCCTTGCTGTTGGAGCCCCGCTGGCAGTATTTCTCTGGTGCCAAATACTTTTCTAGTGCCTCGGCGCGTTTCTTTAACGCCCGTCACAACACGCTCTGTTGGTCTGGCTTCGCCTCTCTTTAGACGAACCATTTCCTGTAGCACCCTAACTCGCGCCTCTTCAACACTTAAGTTCAGAACATTCTGGGCTAGCTCCTTGCCCAGTTCTTGATTAACTTCCCCGACAGCTTTTACCGCTTCGCGTAAACTTTGAGGGTCTTTAATTTCAAATGCTTTTTTAACCAAATTTGCATCTTTACCAAAAACTTTTGCAAATTGAGTTGTTAAACGGGTATCACCAAAAAACGCAAAAGCTTGCGCAGCTTCGAGTGCTTCTTCCCTTGTACCTTTAAGAGCTTTTTGAATCGAATCGATATCAGCAGCAAATAGCTTGGCTCCGTTTCCGGCGGAACCGAACGTCATGTTTAGCTGTTCAAGTGACTTATTAAACTCTATATTTTTCTGGATCGCTTCACCGATTGCCGTTCCAAGAACAGACAGACCAAAGCCGAACCCTCCCCCAAGGGCGCCGCCAGCAAGACCACCGGCGAGACCGCCAATCGCTCCGGGGCCGGCTTGTCCAAACAGCAGCGGGAAACCGCCGCCGATCAAGCCGCTGCTAATAGCTCCACTGATGCGCTGCTGTCCTGTTTGTGCCCCGAAAAACTGGGAAAATCGACTGGGCGCTTGTTGTGGCCCAATCGGAGCGCCATACTGATTAGCCGTGGGCACAATAGCCCTATTCATCTCAATATTTACCTCACGGATACGCTGTGCTAGTTCTTTATATTGATCACTGCCTCTATCGACCTTGCGGATAACGTCTTCCAGCACATTGCTGTAAGCCTGTAGTGCATTTGTTGTATTTGCTGGTCTAAAAGTTAATAGACTCTCTATCGAAGCGAAAGCTCCGAAGGCGGGTCCACCTCCACCACCTTGGGCCATCAGCTTAAATGTCTTTGCAATAGTCTCGGCTTCAGTGTTAAAACGCTTCAGGCTGTTCAACGTGGCGCTAAAATCAGTTTTCGTGATTGCCTGTGTAAACGAAACCCATTCAGCTTTACCAAATTTTACATTGTTTCGATAGGCGCGAAATTGTGCACTTTGCTCTTTTAGTGCTGAGCTTCCTTTAGTAATAACGCCCGTAAATTCGCTAAAAGATTTAGCTGCGTCTAGTGCAGCCTTCTTATTTTTATCAATTTCGTCCTTTGCCGCTCTACGGGCATCGGCCACCTTCTTCTGAGTGCTTACGCCGGATTCTTGAATCCGAACCAAGTCTTTTTCGATTGCTCTCAGCTCTTTTAACTGCTGAGTCAATTTGGTCAGATTACCCGACTGTACGTTTACGCCGATATTGATGCCATAGTCGGCCATGGCTGAACGTACTGCTACTGCTCAGCCAAGTCTATCGCGCTCCAGCGACTCTGGCCCCACGGCCCATCCGGGCGCGGTCCATCGCTTTCTCCTCCTCTTCACCCTTGATTGCGTAGTAGGCGGCCCAGCCAATTAGCTCTTCCTGCGTTAAATCACGAGAAAGCTGGGCAACCGTCATGCCCAGCTCCTTCGCAAGAAAGTAGATAAAAAACCAGTCCTTTTTAGCTTTTGAGGTCTGCTTTCGCTTCCTCCACCTTTTGGTCTGTGCCGGAAGTCAGCATCGCTAGCTGGATCTCTTGGAGGACGGTGGCATCCACATCGCGGCGAAGAGCGGCGCGATCCCCATCGGAAAAAAGACGCTTACCCTCTTTATCCAAGGCTTTCTGGACCATCAGATTGAGTGCAAAGTCGCCGGCGTCATCGGATTCGGTGCGCTTTTGAATTGACTCTCGCTCTGCAATCGTCAGAGGGTGCCAGAACACTTCGAGTACAACCTCGCCTTCGACCTTGACTTCATGCTTGTAAAGCTGGCTGACGCCAAACTTGTTCCTTAGAAGCTCTGCAGCTCGCATGGGGTGCTGTTGTTTAACCCTACAATACTATGCTATGCGGTCGCTGTAAACTGGCACGAAATCACACCTATAAAATGGGATCTGTCTTCCACATCCAACGGTGTGGGACCGACGATGTCTAAAACCCGTGGTTTTGAGCTGTAGGTATCGGTGTAACCGCTGGCATTCACGGAAGTTAAACCGTCGATAACAGCTTCGCTGATTGCTGAAAGAACTGCCGTGCCGGCAGACTTAGGTACATACACATTGCATTGAATCGTTCCAGCGTAGTAGTCCTGCGCTGCGCCTTGGTTTTGAAGCGTTGCCTGTCCGAAATTTACGGACATCAAAATGTATTTTTCGCTTTTGCCTGGTCGAGTAAAAGCGACGTTGTCATAAACCATTCGCACGTCGCTATCAGCATTAGAAACCGCGTCAGTTACAGCTTTTTCAAAGGCAGCACGAGCGTTGACAAGAGTCATGATTAGATCTCCGTATAGCCAATATACGTCTCACCAGCGGTCGAGCCAAATGCGCCTTCCTTCGCAGCAGAAGCAATCGAAATGAGTGGTTTGCGTTCTTTGAATTTCTCCTTGACAAGGCGGGCCATCTCGGGACCTTGGACGAATGCTTGAACTTTGCCGCTCTCTAAGGCATAAATCGCGTACTCGGCACTATTGCCGATATAAACACGTCTCTTGTAGTTGAATTGTTGTGGCGGATAAAAACGTGCTTTGATCTGGTAGCTGGCACCCTTCTGTTTACGCAGATCGCTCCAAGGAGCGTAATCCTCGACCTTGTCTACCGGCTGAATCGGGGAAGAAGCCGCTTTCCAACTGGAAGCAAAAAAGCCGGTATAAACAGGGCTACGCTTTTTAGTCGCCAGTCGCCGCATTGCTGTACGAATCAGATCATTGAAGCTCGCCTGCATGTGAGCCTCAAGATCAGGCATAATTTTATCCACGGATTTGCGCTTAGCCATCAGAAGCGCACCAGCAAGATGTAGAGGTACTCTTGACCGCCGCGATAAGTGCGGATGTCAGTTATCTGCGCAGTCCGAGCCGCGCCTGCATAAGTAAGAGTTACTTGATCCTCGAAGGTGGGCTGATTACCTCCGATCTTGTCCGGCGTTAGGTAAATCTTGGCTTGGCGTTCTTCGCGTCCTTCTTCTTCCTGAGAAACGACAAATTCGACGGGGACTTTGATGCTGGAGTAGCTGGTGTCGGTTGTGGTTAGTGCGCCGGTTGCGTAGTTGTAGCTCGGCGACGCTTTGCGCGTGTAAGTGATGCTGGTGTCGAGGGCAGTACCAAGGTCTGATACCACCGATTTGGCGACGCTTTTGAAGAGGCTGTCGAGTGCTCCGGCCATGATTAACCCCTCACAACACGTACTTGATAGCTGCCGCTACCTCC